TTCATTGACCATATTTTTTTGCATTGATGTATCAAATACATTTGCTGGTGCAGTAGCGACCACCGGTGTTGGCATTTCTGTTACTTGTGATTCTGATGCTATGGCTTTTAATTCCTCCCCTACTTTTTTCATGAAAGGAATCTGGGATATTCTGTCAGCCAAAGACTTTATACCATCCCAAATCATGACAAAAAAGTTCTTTATATAACCAAAGAATTTTGATGCCAATGATGCTATTTCTTTCATTAAAGGCGCAATATATTCAAAGGTTTTTTTAAGAATATTAAACGCACCGATAACAGGACCACCCAAAAGATTTAATATAGGAGTTAAGTACGGACCAAATTTTTCCTCTATAGCTTTAAAAAGATTTATAATAGGATCAAAAATATTTCCTATTCTTTTTGCGATAGCTGTGTAAAATTTTCCTAAATCAAATCTATCAAAGAAATCACTAATTTTCTTTCCCAAATCCTTATCAAACCAACCTATAATCCAACCAACTATTTTTCCAGGTATGGAAATGATTACAGATGAAAGTTGATTCCCTATTTGTGACAATCCTTGCAACCATTTTCCTTCCCGAAATGGTTTGAATATCTCTTCTATCCGATCCCTGATAGTTTCAAACTTAAAAAGATCCAAACCAAAAATTTCAAAGAAGTCAAAAAAGTTTAACAATCCTTGTGTAAGACCTGTAACTATTTTTTGAAGAAAAGATTTATCGCTCAGTTTAGGATCTGTGAATGCTTGAACCAAACCGACAACAACTTCAAAAACAGCCATTACCGGTCCTAAAAGTTTACCGAATAATCTTCCTATTTTGGATCCAACTTGAAAAACTTTAAACGCTATTCTTATAGAATCCTCAAACAATTTAAAAAAGGTTGGAAATGCTTTCATCATAAGCAAAGGACCTTTTCCACCTTCAACTATTTTGAAAACTCTTCCGATAGTTTCAAATAATTTAGCTATAGGTTTAATAACTTTTTCTTTTAAAGCATCTTCAATAAATTTTACAAATTTTGTTTCACGTATAGGTTTTAACAATTCAAGAATTTTAAGTTTTATAGCGGAAAAAATTTCTTTTATGAATTTTCCTAATTTGGTTTCACTTAAAAATAATTTTAATCCCTTTAACATCTTTACTATTTCTGCAATAGCTCCGGATACAATACCGGCTAAAAGAGCAAGTGCACCTAAAAGTGCTGTTATCCACTTATTGGATTTGTCTTCTAGTTTTGCAAGAGTGGGTGAAAGAACAAGGTCTTTAATTTCTTTTTGTTTAAATTCAGGTCTTCCCACTTTTTCTTCACCTTTGGGAAATACAATATCTTTGATTGATTTGGCAAGAATTTTCGACATTGTTTCCCACCGACGTTTTTCGGTAGTTGAAAGAGTAGAAGACAGTTTATCGTCCTCATTTACTATAGTATCCCCTTTTTCATCCCCCTTCTTTCTGTCAAAAGAAGCCAATTTATCTACTGTTTGGGATAAGGTTTTTAAGAGATTGATTGTCTCTTCATTAGTCATCCAAAATATTTATTAAAAAATATCTTTTTAGACGTTAGAGAAGAAACTTGTATCTAGGTTCAAATCAACAGTTTGCTCGCCTATTTTCTGGCTGGTTATATTATTTTCCAAATTCTTGATATTTGCAATAAATCCAAGTATCTTTTGAACCAAAGAAGCCGTTAAACTTTCAACTGTCTTAATATTTTGAGCCACTGTTTGACTTTTAAGATCAATAACAATCGGTTCTTTTTCTGTTAGTTCTATACTGGTTATATATTTGGCAATTTCCAGTATATAAATTTCACTAAGAAGCTTTTGAATCTTTGAATCATTCTCAAATTCTGCGGAACGATACTTAAGATATGAATCCAAAGTCTTATTCTCATATTCAATTGTTGGTACCGAGCAATTAACTGTAATAGGACCTTGAGAAAACGTTTCATTATATTTTACTTCAATATTTTTATCAAAATTATCCAATATGGTTTGAAGATTTACCTCAATATTTTGACCATCCTTTTCAATCTTTTGATTGGGACCAAAAGAATGAACACGCAATGCCAATACAATCAATGCCCGGTCACTAACAAGCATGTTTTTATCTTCACCATTATCCAAAAGAATGCTGTTTACTGCTTTAGGATACAAGAAAGCTGCCTTAGAACCTGATGCAGCAGCTTCAATCAGATCCTTTTGTTGCTTGGCGGTCAAGGGTGTGAACTTGCGAGTTTCCTTTTTGCTCAATACAAGACAGTCCACCTTGTCTGAATTGGAATATTCTTTTAATTTACTTAAAACTTTGTCTAAATTGACTTCTGCCATAAAATTAATTAGCAATCAAGCCTGTTTTTCAAGGGTTGTTCTTTTTTTGCATCTCTTCTATTGTTTGCAATTCCTTTTTGTAAAGATTAAGATGCAATTCTGCTTCATTAATTGACATATTTTGTAAATCGGATAGAGAAAAACGCAGTCTTCTTATTAAAATATACTCCAATTCATATATATTCATCAAATCATAGTTGAAAATGGCCAAAAGATATTGAATTACAGACTCATTATATGGATTTAATGCTATATTTTTAAAATCTTTTATTTCAATATCTTCAAAAAGCTTAATTTGATCTAATAATTTTATTATTTTTTGATTATATTTCAATATTTCACCAGAAAATGATGCATCCAACATGCTTAGTATGTTTTGTTTATCAGAACTTTTTATATTTTGAAAATCTATTTGTTCATGATCCACTCTAAGATACTTTATATTACGAGAAATTACATCGAAATCCTCATCAGATATCAAATTATAAGGAAGATCCACGCAAAGTTCTATATTTTTATTATAAAAACATTCTTCTTGGCACTCTTTGATTGTGCCTGAATAGTTTAGGATGCGATTTATACGATGTTTGTATGTTACAGGCTGATCTTTTTCATTTTTTCCTGACAAAGTTATGGTATCACCATATGAATATGATCTTAATTGGCATAAAATAGCCAACATATCTATGATATTAAACCTTTTTTCGCCCTGAGAATTGGTTTCTATGATGCTTTCTAGACATTTAGAAAACCCCAATACATCATTATTCTGTATGTATTTGCTAATAGTTTTGCTTGTAGAAAAATCTATTTCCCGGAAATATTCATATTTTCCAGTTGAAGGTATGAGCACCTTACAAAGAAAATTTTTCATAGATTAAAAGAAACCTTGGAAATTCGTAGGCAGATTGGCAGATGTAAAGCTATTTCCGTTTTGGAAAGGTGAAACATTCGGAATTGTTCCGGTACTGATTCGATTGATGATGTTTGGAAGCGGAATATACAGATTGGAATGCACTGTATAATTTGTATAAGTCCAATATGTGGCATATTTCTCATATTCAGTATCAGGAGAATAAGTTAAACTTTGGTCAACAAGTCCGGTTGGAACGCAATTATAGAATGTCCAAACTTTACGAGGTATTTGACTCACTTTTTGATAAGAACGTGTGTATTGAAGAATTGTTACAGTACATTTTATGTTGCGTATATCGTTATCACCTCCGGGACGTGCCACAAAACCATAATGACTGGCCAATATTACCCATGGACGAATTACCATATCCATAAACGATGTGTTTGTTTCCCGAAATTCTATAACAAGAGGCAACCCAGAATAACCTGTTCGGTCACCAGCAATAAGACCTGGAACAAATCCTCGATTATTTTTGATTGCCAGATTCTGAACATCATATTTTTCATTAGGAATATTAACTCCTTGAGCGAAAAGACAGCCCACCACCTTTTGGTAAAAGTAACTTGTTAATATTCCTTTTGGTTGAGAAACGTCCCAACCTTTTTTGTCTCCCCCTACATATTCAAGATTTTGAATAATGTCGGAGGAAATAGCCCTTGGATATGTATCAATCAAAACAACCCATTGACTGTTTAAAGGAATTGAACTGAACCAACTCTCCATTTGTGTCAGGAAATATTCCTGTGCACTGATGAGAGGAACACCCGGTATATTGAAACCAAAAAGACTGCTTACTTGTGGAGCAAAAAGAGGATTTGTGCCAGTGGCCAAACCACGAATATTACTTCCTAAACTGCGTATAGCATCTGTTACTGGATTATTGATATGATTATCCTCCTCTAATATTTAGAGGAGTATATTAACTTTGATAGGTTCTGCGGAAATATTGGTAAGCAACAGTGACTGTGAATGTTACGAATTCACCACCATTGGTAATATCATATTCAAGAGGACCGACGTTACGAGGAGATACACCGACCAACTGGTATTGTGAAACGCGATTCAATTGGTTGTCCAATTGAACCAAATCAATAACGGCTGTTTGCTTGGCGGCAAAATAGTTACCAGTGCTTGTGACATCATCAAAAACATCTCGTGTCCAATCTTCAAACTTTTGGCGAAGATTGCTCTTTTGATCGCAATAAAATTCCATTGCATAAGCTTCGGAGCCAGGATATTTGGCACTACCAGGAATATGAAAATCCAATCCCATATAAGGAACTGTTACTTCAGTGATTTCACGGGCAGGAAGTGAAGCAGTACGAACATAAACCAAATCATCTTCGTTCCAAACTTGGCTGCTTGAGTCGCCAGCATTAATATTAATAACACGGAAATTAAATTTACGTGAAAAATCACGTTCAGTTACTATACGGTAAAAATTCTGAATAGTTTGTTGTGTGGCTGCCATATATTATTATTTATTCTAAAGTTAACAAATACTTTAATTTATTTAGATCGGCAACAATCTCTTCTACAATATTTTGTGCATCTGTGTCATTTGGATTTAAGATTGGACACTCTTTTTGTGTTAAAATTCCAATATATTGATTAATTTTTGCCAAAATATTTTCATTAGAATATGGCTCTATAGTCAAATTTATGGGTTTATACTCGTAACTACGATAACGACCTAGTAAAGCTTCCACCAATTTATCAAAAGCTTTTGCTAAATCTTTTCCTATTTTATCAAACGCTTCGTGTTGGGCAAAGCTAAAAGTTTGCCAATGAAACAACTTTAACTGAGCACTACACTCCAAAGCAAGAGTTATAATATATGAAGGATCGTAACTTTGTTGGATTTTAATTACTTTTATCACGTTTATATTTATAACAAAACACCCCTCTTTCAATAAGAGGGGTGTTTCATAATTTTATATATTATTGATTAGGATACCAATTCTTGGAAGTCCTGACCAGTTCGTGTGGCATAGAAGTTAACCAAGATGAATTCTGCGGCACGTACAGGTTTGATGTAGATGTCCACGACCAGTTCATTTTGGTCGATCACATCAGGTGTATTGTTTCTTTCGTCGCATATGATCAGATAGTCATATACACCTTGTGTGTTCTTGGCCAATTCGAATATCGGTGTAAGAACGTTTATTACTTGCGTTCTTGTGAACAGAGTATTCGGTTCGAACAAGAAGAACTTAATGGTATTCCTTGTCGCGACTTCCAGATACAAGAACAATCGGCGTACATTGATACGATCAAATGCGCTTGGTTTCTTTAACAAGGTCTTTTGACCGAAGATTACAAATCCTTCAGCAGGGAAGAATGCAACCGGATTCAAATTAACCTTATACAATTGATCACGATGTTTTTGTGTGGGATAGATCGGAAGATCATTCACACCAAGCAATACGCCCCGAGTAAATCCGGCAGGAGCGAACCAGGGTTGGAAGTTATCGTCAGTATTTGCCATTGCTGCACCTGCAAATCCTGAGAAAGGAACCCATGTTTGTTTGCCTAGACCATCATCAAATACCCTAGGGAAGGTGGCATATGTACATGCATAGCTTGTGTTCAGCAAGCTATACAAGTGTCGTAATGGCCAGTAAATGTGTTGATTAAAGTTCTTTGATGGATCATCAATAACTTTGCTATTTTCACCTTGAACAAGAATATTACGGAGAGGATCAGCAATGAATAGATGATCTTTGCGAACATTCTGGGCAAAGTTTGTGAATACGCTTGCCACAGTATTGTAATTTTCGCGAATATCAAGAGCATTTCCATTAAGACCTTCGTTATTAGTAATGAAGAATCCAGTCATATCAAGAGGAATAGTGTCATCGAACACATCTGCACCGCTAAGAACATTCAGATTATATCGAGCAGCTGAGAATATTGTTCCAAGACCACCTTCCAATGACAATGAAAGATTGTAAAGATCAGGATTTTCAAGCAATGTGAACACACGTTCCAGCTTTGTTGGCACGTTTCCGATTAATTTGACAGTTGCAACTGTTGTATCGAAAGCACCGAAGCTATAAAGAGCGTCACCTCGACGAAGAGGACTTGCTACATTATTGGCCAACCAACTGACAACCGCGCTAGGAGCCCCCACTCGTGTTTCATATGTTGCATTTGTGTCAACAAACCCATCGCTATTGTAAGGAATAGCAAGATTCGGATTCAACATACGAATCTTTTTGGTGGGATTTCCTGCACTATTCAACCATGTTTGTGTATTACGATTGCTGATAAAAGGATTGATCAACAATGAAAGATTAGGACTATCATCTTCAACAGATCCTATAAAGAATGTTTTGGCCGGACCACCGTTTTCGCTATTGATTTGGCGGAAATAATCAAATGAACCCACATAACTTTCAGACAATAGATAATCCAAACTGATAACGTCTGGGGCAAACACGCTTTGGCGGAGTTTGAACACACCAAGGATGATTGTATCGTCAAACTGGCGTGTGCTGATATCAAAAGTAGGAATATTTTCCATTACTTCACTAACACTGTTTCCAAGACCAAACTGTGTTGCGCTCAATGGGAAGTTCAAACGAGTACGAGGAACATTCAGGA